AAGAACCAGTAGAAGAAGAACCAGTAGAAGAAGAACCAGTAGAAGAAGAACCAGTAGAAGAAGAACCAGTAGAAGAAGAACCAGTAGAAGCAGTTGATAAAGATGTAGGAAAAACTGGAGTATTCTTCCAAGGAAATGAAAAAAAAAGTTCACCAAAAACTATGAAAATAAAAATTGCAAAATCCAAAGCTGAAACAATTAAAAACATAGGAAAAAAAACAAAAGAAAAAATTATATTAAATAATATAGAAAAATTTAAAACAGAAGGTATCGATACTCTTAAATGCTTAAGTGAAAAAGAATTAACTGATATACTAAAAGAGGCTATTCAAAAATATTATCAAGAAACAACAGAATCATTATTGAGTGATAATCAATACGACATATTAAGAGAATATATACTCAAAAAATATCCAAATAATAAAACTGCAAATACTCAACACACTGAAGTAAAATTAGATAAAAGTAAAGTAAAATTACCATACGAAATGTGGTCTATGGATAAAATTAAACCTGATACAAAAGAATTAGAAAAATTTAAATCAAAATATTCTGGACCTTACGTAATTTCATGCAAATTAGATGGAGTGAGTGCTTTATATTCAACTGAAGAAGATTCACCAAAATTATATACTCGTGGTGATGGAAAATACGGACAATCAATTGATCACTTAATAGAATATTTAAATTTACCTACAGATAAAAATATAACACTAAGAGGAGAATTAATTATTAAAGAAACATTATTTCAAGAAAAATATTCTTCCAAATATTCAAACTCAAGAAACTTCATAAGTGGATTGGTTAACAAAAAAAAAATATTAAAAGATGATATAAGCATACTAAAAGATATAGATTTTGTAGGTTATGAAGTAATAAGACCAGAAAATCTAAAACCTTCTGAACAATTAAACTTAATATTAAGTTCAAATGGAAACTGTGTAAAATTTATAGATTCTATAAATTCAGAAGAACTAACAAATGAATTTTTATCAGAAAAATTGGTAAATTGGAGAAGCAATTATGAATACACTATTGATGGAATTATTTGTATTGATGATAAAGTTTATCCAAGAGAAAGCAAAAATCCTAATCATGCTTTTGCATTTAAAATGGTTTTATCAGAACAATCAGCTGAAGCAAAAGTATTGGATGTATTATGGAGTGCATCAAAAGATGGATTCTTAAAACCAAGAGTTCAAATAGAAGAAGTAAATATTGGAGGAGCAAAAATAAATTATGCAACCGGTTTCAATGCAAAATTTATAGAAGATAATAAAATAGGTGTTGGTGCAGTAATAAAAATAATTCGTTCTGGTGATGTAATACCAAAAATTGAAGAAGTAATTACACAAGCTGAAAAACCATTGATGCCTAAAGAAAAGTATACTTGGAATGAAACACATGTAGATATTATGTTAGAAAATAAAGACAATGATGAAAATGTAAAATTAAAAAATATAGCTGGATTCTTTAAAGCAATTGGAGTAGAAGGATTAGGAGAAGCAAATATAAAAAAAATAATTAAAGTAGGAGGAAATAGTATTGGAAAAATTATTGCTATGACTATAAGTGATTTAATGAAAGTAGATGGATTTAAAGAAAAAATGGCTACAAAAATTTACAAGTCAATCCAAAAACAAATAACAAAATCTTCACTAGCAACTATTGCTGCAGCATCTAATATATTTGGTAGAGGATTTGGAGAAAAACGAATTGAATTAATATTAAAAGAATTACCAAATATAATAATAGAAGATTCATCAAAGCAAGAAAAAATAAATAAATTAAAAGTAATAGATGGATTAGGTAGAAAAACTTCAGAACAATTTGTTGAAAAAATTCCAGAATTCAAAAAATTCATCAATGAAGCAAAATTAGAAGATAAATTGAGTAAAAAAGAATCACCAAAAAAGTCACCAAAAAAAGACCAACCTTTATCTAATAAAATAGTTTTATTATCAGATGTAAAAGGAAAAAAAAAAGTAACAGAAAAAATAGAAGAATTAGGCGGAGAAGTAGTAACAAATATTAGTAAAAATGTAAATCTACTAATAGTTGGTTCTTTAGATGATGAAACAAGTAAAATGAAAAAAGCAAAAGAATATAATATTGAAATTATTAGTATTGAAGAATTTGATAAAAAATATTAATTATTTGAATAATAAATTGTAATTGATAAACCAATCATCGTAATAAAAATTCCAATAATTGATTTATAATTTATTAATTGTTTAAATAAAAAATAACTAGCCAACAAACTTATTATGATATTAGCATTCATTATTAAATTAGATATACAAATACTAGGTGTAATTTTATAAAGATAAACCTGAGATAATTTATTCACAATTAATACTACCGATAATAAAATTATTAATAAATAAACTTTAAAATTAATATTTTTATTAATATCATTAATAACATTTTTATCAAATGGTATATAAATTAATAAGATAAATGATGCAATAATAAATGTCATAAATGTTAATGTTTTAACGTTACATTTAGAATAAGTCAGATATTTCATAACTATAATTGTAATTGCTGTAATAAATGTTATAAAAAATGATAAATACAGCCATAAATATTTATTCATTATATATATATATATATATATATATATGTATAATAAAAATAAAGACCCAGATTATGTATATATAGATGCATTTTTTTATTCCTTTTGGATGAAAAAAAGTGAATTTAAAAAATATAAACACCAAACTTTATATGAATTCTATAAAAATATTATAATAATTTAATATGAATAATTATTATGATGTGCTAGATGAAGCTTCATGATTATTATTACCTTTTTTTTTATTAGCTATTTTATAATGTTCTAAATCACGTTCTTTAAATTTATTTCTTACAAAATCATAAACACATTTATAATTAATATATGTAATCAAAGAAACAGATTGATTGTATGTGTTAGAAATAATAACTAATTGCTCATTAGTATAGTCTATAAGTGTATTATATTCATCAATAATACTAATAATAGAATGGATAATTCTAATTAAATTATCAATACTGAGAGTATTATCAATATCATTTAATATATGTGCAAAATGATTAAATTTTTCAATTGCAACAACACCAAGAAGTTCATATATATTTAATAATTCGGAATGTTTTTTCCTAGAAATATCATTTCTAAAAATGGAAGTAGCAAGTTCTTCTTTTGTTTTATTATTTAAAATATATTGAACTGTTAATTCATCGTTATTAGTATTATTTCTAACTTTTTCTCTAATTTGATTAGTATCAACATTAATAAGATGATTAACTAATCTATGTAAACTAGAAATGATGCTAGTAAAAGAATTAACTGTAGTAATATCATATTTTTGTATAAAGTTAAATATAGTCTTATCTGTTTTTAAAGTATTAAACCACTCTGGTTTATTATAATTATTAATACGTCTAAGATATAATTGTAGATTATAAAATGAAATTAAGCCACCACATAATACATCTCCTGGATTTCTAGGAGCATTATTAGTATTATTTTGTTCTCTCAAATACTGATAGTAATGGGGATTATGAATCTGGCCACCAAATACAAGTTTACCAGTATTCCAATCAAATGCAACTTTACATTCAGTGCAAAACATTTGATTACAACCGCTAATCTTATATATTCTAACTCCACATTGAGGACAGCCTTTTGTATCTTTCTTAATTAATGCAGCACTTTGCAAATTAGACTCTAAACAAGTATGTTGATCTTCTTTAGTATATCCAATAATTTCATAACAATCAGGACAAGTATAAAGTTTACATACCTCACATTTATATTGTGTAGATAAATAACCTTTACAATTATCAGCAGGGCAAGGCATAATAAACTTTTTACGTTCAATATTAGTATCTCCTCTTTTAATTCTAGTAATTTCATTTTTTTTTTCATATAGTTTTTTATAAGATTCATCATACAATTTTTTAGCTTCTTTAAATTGAAGGTCTAATATTTTCATTTCATCAGATTTTTCCTCAATTAATTTAGTTCTTTCTACCAAATTCATTAAATCAGGAGTTCTACTAATTTCACGATCAACTAGTAAAACTTTACGATGTTTTTTATAGTCACCATCAATAAATACTCTATTTAAATTATCTACTAAAAATTTAGGGGTCCATTGTATTTTGCAATCCATACAATGAGGGTCTTTAGTAGTAGAAAGTAAATAAGTTCTTACACAACTTTTACATGCATCAAAACCACAGACACATGTAATCTTAGCACGTAAACTTTTATTATAATTTTCACAACAGATATTACATGTCATGATAGTAAATCTATTGTATATATGTAAATAAAAAATGAGATTGTCTTTGTCAATTTTTTTCATAATAATTATTTTCTAGTTTCAACATTAAGATTGGTGTTTATTCATAATCATGACTAACATAATTTTTTAAATTTACTTTTAAATATTTATATAACTTATTTTGTAGCATTGCATTTTTATTTTTTTTTTCAAAATTTGTTCCTAAAACTCGCTTCATATTTTTAACATAAATTAATGTAAAATCATCTGAATGTAATTGCTTTTCATTAACTTGTTTCCATTCCAAAAATAATGGTAAAAGTTTCTTATTAAAATATTTAAAAATTGATTTAATTTGGTCTTCACTAATAATAGACCAATTTTTATCTGAATCAGGTAATTTAATATATATATATAAAATACCTTCTTTATTATTAAATGCTTTTATTGGAATTTCATTGTTACACTTATTTTTTTCAATATAATCTACAAGTATTTGAAAAATACCATCAACATAGTCTTTTTCAAATACTTTTTCTAATTCAATACTAGTAATTTGTATTGAATTTAAGAATTTATTAAAATCAAATTCACTACAATCATAATTAATATTTAAATATTGAATAATATCTATTTTATTTTTAGTAACATTTACATATTTCTTAATTTCACTATAATCTGCTTGCAATTTTTCAAATTTATTATTTAAATTGATTAATAATTTATATATATCATTAATAGAACCATCAAATTTAATTGGTAATTCTTGTTCTTCATCTAGTTTTTCATCTAGTTCTTCATCAATTTCTCTTTTAGATTTAATATTATTACAAATTCTAATAAATTTACAATTTATTTGATGATTATTAAATGCAGATTTTCTTATATAAGATTTATTGCAATATATACAAACATATTTGCTCATATAAAATTCAATAAAAATTTTATAATTAATTTTTTTTCAATTTTAAAATAAATATTTCTTTATATATAAATGCCAATTCCTTTAACAAAATACAGTAAAATATCAGCATTGCATAATGATATAATTTCAAACTCATATACTTATAACACTTATATTCTAACCTGCAAAATTAATGATACACAATATTTAGATAATGGAATACTTAAAAATAATAAAATCTACTTAAATAATAAAGCTGATTATTTAATTCATCCTTTTTCTAATGTTAGTAATTGTACAACAAAGTTTAACAATGATAAACCTTTATATCAATATAAAAAACCCGATGTACCACCAATAACAGGTGATACAGATTATGATATAAGTGCAACTCAAAAAATAATTCAAAATACAGTAAGAGTGGCAGCTTCATTATATTCTAATAATTTAGCGTCACTACATATAAACAGTAATAACTTGGGAACTAATAAACCCTGGAATAACTCAAGTGATAGAGTTGAACCTCATGGTCGCAATTCAAATTCTGCAACATCATCGAGTAAACAAAATTATGGAGTAGACATAAAACACAATTCATATGATAGATATTTAGGAAGAAAGAAATCGCAATACCTAAAATCAGATAAAGAAGATTCAAGTCAAGATTTAAACACAGGACTAAAAAGATATTGGGGTAATAAAACTTATAAATTTAGTATCGTAAACTGTAAAAAAACTTGTTAATTAAAATAATAAATATAAAAACCTGTTAAAATATAATGATAATATTATTAATATTACTAATAAATTTACAAATAATAAAAACACTAGAAGTCCCATATTATTTTAATCCAAAAATTCATAATTTAGGAAACATAGGAACTGGTGGTAAAATTCATGCGAATTTATTTTATTATACAACAAAATTAGTAGATAATGTAAGATATGATGGAAGAGATATAAGAAAAGAAATTTATTCAAAATATAAAAATGAAAATATTTTAGATTTATGTTGTGGTATTGGATTGTCAACATCAGAAAATGGAATAGGAATAGATACAAGCTTAGAAATGTTAAATAAAGCAAAAAGTATAAAAAAAAAAGCAAAATTTTTTTATGGTAATGCAGAATCATACACTCCAAAAATAGATATAGATATTGTGACGTGTATGTTCGCATTTCATGAAATGCCTTTAATTGCACAAATAAATGTAATAAATAATGGATTAAGAATTGCTAGAAAAGAATTTATAATAGTAGATATAGCATCAAATTTCAAAAATAAAAAACCTTCAAAACTATTTTTAAGAGGAGAACCATATTTAATAGATTATTTGAATAATATAGATTATTTAACACGTAATTTTGAAAAAATAAATTATATACCAAATAATGTAGATGTTTGGATATATAAAAAATAAAATTGTAAAAAATAAACAATGTATATTTAAAATATGTATGATAAAAAAATTGAAAACAATAGAATTTTAATATAATTAATAAAAATATGATGCTACTTTATCATGGCACAAGTGCTTCAAATGTAATTTCAATTCTAAAAAATGGATTTGATTTTAATAAAGCCGGTTCAAATTATGGAATAACATATGGAAAAGGAATATATTTCACACCTAATTATGAAACTGCAATATTTTATGCAGGTGAAAATGGAATAGTGCTTTCCATGTATATTTCAATCACCCCATATTATTTAGTTAAAGATATCTCTCCAAATTCGAGAAAAAAAATTAAAATACCAAGAGATCAAGATTATAATTGTATAGTTTCTCCAAATAAAGATGAATATTTAATTTTATATTTCAAATAAATATAAAATTGAATTATGAATAATTGATTTTTTAAATTACAATTATGGATAAAACACAAGAAGATATTATTATCGAACACATTGAAATTGTAACAAATGGTATAGTAACAAATATGAGACCAAATAATTCATATTCAAGTTGGAAAAATACAAGTAAGGGATTAAATTATATAAAAACTGACAAACCAAAATTTTATTTAGGAGTAAATATGTGGCTAAATATTACACAAAATCAACTTTTAGGAACCGAAGATAATGAAATATTAAATTTACTAAAATGTGAATTTAGTTGGGTAAATAATGTTCTTGACATTAAAAAGTTAATAAATTCTTAGTATATTTAAATATTTTAATATTATAATATTATAGATTAATGAGTAGTTTAAAAATGCAAATGAGATTATTTACAAATAATTCAAATATACAAAGTCAAAATAAAATAGCACAACAAAATATAGTCAGTTCATTCCAAAGTCAAAAATCTTCTTATGTTAAATTAGGATTTTCAGGAACTATAAGAAATTGTGCAGCATTAATAGTTCAGGGAAACAAATATTGTAACTCTTGTAATAATAAAAAATAGTCACTTGATTAGAAGATATGATAGATGATATTAATAATTATACTAATTTTTTTAAAATTATATGAAAATTGATTATATTTTTAAATCATATAAAAATATAATTATTATAATATTATACTAATGAGTTCAAACGATCGAGTATCTCAAATGGAATTAGTGCATAAAGAAGGACTGGAATTATTTAAAAAAAAAAATTCAGATTATGGTGATGCATTTGCTAATTATGGAATAATTGGTATTTTGGTAAGAATGGGAGACAAAATAAGTCGATTACAATCTATTACTACAAAACAAGTATCACTAATTAATACCGAATCATTAAGAGATACATTAATTGATTTACATAATTATTCAGCAATGGCAATAATGTTATTAGATGAAGATAAGAAAAAAAGTGAAGATAAGAGTGTATTATTAAATAGTAATTATTTTGAATTATTAAAAAATGAACACACAGAAGCATCAGCTTTAAACAATAATTCAAGGTTTGAATCAAACATATTTAACTTTCGTGGTTAATTTAATACTTGAAAATATTAAATAAATAATTAAATAAATAATTAAAATAGTAAATAAATAATACAAACCATACTTCCCATAATTTAAAATATTTAACCATAAATGTATTTTGATCTTGATATCCCTTTTTTTCATAATATCCTCTTACGCCATCTCCACTAATTACAACTATTCCATATAAATTATTTTGCTTTGTAATTTTTTCTGCAATTTTTAATAAACCGGCGCCAATTCCTTTATGTTGTGCAGCATTATTTTTATATGAATTAACAGCTGTAGTTTCACCATATACATGTAACTCACGAACTAAACCTTTACCTTTAAGAACATCAAATTCTATCATATTATCTTTTTTATTAACAATTCTTAATCTAATAAAACCAAATAATGCTTTTTTATCATAACTTTCATAACATATAAAATATTCTGTTCCATTATTTGCAGAATATTTATATATATTATAATCAGCTGGTTTTTTATAATAACTTGAATTTCTTCCAATTTCTCTAGCCCTGATATCATATGAAACAATGCCTTCACCATCTAGTAAATTATCTATAACTTGCCGCATATTAGCAATATTATTACCTCCTTCAACATATGTTGAACATGGAATATCACGAATAACTCTAGGCAATCTAATCCAGTTAGGACATGTTTGCATACTATATTTAACAACATTAATCAAATCTTGTGGATTTTTATCAAAATAAGGAATATATTTACCCTGTTTATACCATTTTTCAATTTTAGTCCAAGGCACAGTCTGACAAGGATAAACCTTCATTTGATCAGGACAAACAACATTATATACATATTTAAACATTTCTATATCCATTGTTGGACTAGAGCCAGGTAAATCAGGCATAATATGAATATCTATTTTAAAACAATTATCCTTTAAATATTGCATACATTGCACAGCACATTCAATAGTATGTCCACGATTAATTTTTTTTAATATTTTATTATCTGTATGCTGTACACCAATTTGAATCCTAGTAACTCCCCATTTTCTAAAATATTCAAGCCACTCTTTATTAATTGCATCTGGACGAGTTTCAATACAATTTCCAATAATATGAATTTTAGAAGTTTTATTAATTTGGATTTCTTCTTGAACTGTAGCTGGTTTACGAATATGTTTTAATAGATCTAAATCTAAATCACCAATTTCAAAATTATCATAATTAGGATAAAGTTTTCTTACTTCTAAATAAATATTTGCTGCATAAATTAAATCTCTCATAAATCTTTCTAAATAAGACACTGGAAATTCAGTAAATGTTCCACCCTCAATAATTAATTCTAATTTATCAATAGTATGACCATTTGCAAAATAAGCATCTAATCTATCAAACATTTGCTGAATAGCATTAAACTCCCAACGATTAGCACGCTGAACAGCAGGTTCCCAAAATAAATATGATCTAGGCTGTGCCTGCCAGTTATTTCCTTGGTGAGCAGGCTCGTTAGGACAATAAAAACAATCATGTTTACAACTAAACTTTTGACCATCTGGAAAAGGGTGTAAAATAATTGTAACTGATGTAATTCCAGAAATATTTCTCATTGGTCGCTTTCTTAATAGTTGTTTAAAATTATCAAAATAGATATGTAAATTAGATTGAAAATCATGTTTTGTAAGTAAATTATTAAATATGTTTAACAAAACAGACTTTTTTAAATCTTGTATTTTAGAATTTCTAATTTCTTTATTTAATTTTACTTCAAATAACTTCTTAAAATTAGTATTATCAATAGTATTTAAATAATCATTTTCATGTAACCATAATAATAAATTATTGAACAATGTTTTACATTTTTTCAAATCATATTTAGCAGTATCAACATTATTAAAATCATTTTTACCCAAAGCACTTTTGACTTTGATAAAATCTTCAATATCTTTCATTAAAATAGACTTTAATAGTCCAAAAAAAAATTAATATTAATATCAATTTTTAATTAAATATAATGAAATAATATATACAATGGATAAAGTAAATCTAGATATAAATACATATACATTAACAGAATTAGAAAATCTATTAAAATTAATAAAACCATATAACGAAGAAGATATTTTAAATAAAAAAAATAATTTAGAAAATCAAATATCAAAAAGTAATATTAATCAAAATAAAAAAGAAGAATTATATATTTTTTTAGATAATATCAAAAATAAATTAACTGGTGAATATTTAAATTCATTAAGACCAGATGATAGATTATTTAATGATGTTAATAAATATGATGGAAATCATTTTGTAATTAAAAATAATAATAACCAATATGAATCAGTATTAGAAAACAATAAAAAAGTAAATAAATCTATTATAAAAAAAACATACACAATTGATAGTATATTTAGACCAAATTATGATAATCCAAATAATAAAAGTCATGATTATATAATTGAATTACCTGAAACTATTACAAACGCTGTAACAATGTCTATTTCATCAATAGAAATTCCTTTATCTTACCATAATGTAAGTGATGATTTTAATAATAATACTTTTAGAATAGAATTAAATAAAATATTAGTAACCGGAGTTAGTAATGAGCATAATTGGAATATAATTTTAGTTCCGGGATTATATGAATCATTATTTACTTCTTCTTCTCAAAGAAAAGCACAAAATATTGAAACCCAAATAAATTCACAAATTAGAGCACAAATAGATGATGCTGATATTGCTCAAAATTTAAAATTTAAAGTTGACCCTATAAGTGGTTTTAGTGCTTTTATATACGATAATAATTCAGCCACTAGGAAAATAGAAGATGGAACTCAAATTGTAATAAATTTCAATATTGATAATGAGAGAACTTTAAATAATTGTAGTGAAAATTCACTGTTTCAAAAATTAGGATGGCAACTAGGATTTAGAACAGATAAAATAATTATAGATAATTCAAATGCTAATATAAATGGTTCTCAAAATCCAGTAAGTGCCTCTATCATTTCTCCTTGTATATGTCATATTGCATATCCAAGATACTTATACATTGCTATTGATGACTTTCAAACAAGTTCACGAAATTATTTTGCAGTAGCATCGGGTTCAACAATTGCACCTAATATAATATCTAGAATAAATATATTGTCTTGTTTAGAAGATAAAACTGCATTTAAAAATGCAGGTGCTGCTGGTGACTATTTGTATTATAATAAACATATTAGAGAATATTTTGGACCTACAAATATTAAAAAATTGAGAATACAACTATTAGATGAATATGGACGAAACTTTTCTATAAATAATATGGATTGGAGTTTTGTAGCATCATTTGAATGCTTTTATAATTAAAGAATTATACACTCACAATTAGGTTTATAATTTTCCAATTCTTTTTTTATAAGTATCTGAGTTTTATATTTTTTATAGTGCAATTCATCACTATTTAATGTTTCTACAAATTTAATTGGATAATCAAATTTTAAATAATTACAACTAGGATTATTCAAATTATAGACAAAATGCATATTAGGTGTAAATTTATTTTTAAAATATAAAAATTTTTTATTAGTAGAACAACCAATTAATAGATTTTCTCTATCTACATCAATATATTTTTCAACAAAATAATAAAAATAATTCTTTAAAAAATTAATTTTATATTTTTCAATTTTATTTGGATATTTTTGAAATTCTTCTATATACACATTAATCGCATAATCAAAATTATTATATATCATTAATATTAATAATAATATTATTATTATTATATCAATTTTTAAATAATTTCATCTATAAATCCAATTTTTACCATTTTTTTTGCATTCCAAATATTATTTTGCTTAATATATTTTAACATTTTATTTTTTGAAACTTTATACTTTGTATTTGAAATTACATAATCAAATTTTTGTAATAAATTTTCACCTTGTTCATAAAAACCCCAATATTTAGTATTTTCATCTAATTTATTCATATAACAAATTACATTTTTTTTTATAATTCTATAATTACATAATGAAGCTAACATAAATCCTACATCGGTGCAACTACTTTCAATTACTGATACTAATTCTAAATTTGCAAAATAAGTGGTTTTAATATTTAGAAAATCATATAAACCCTCAAAATTTCCTCCTCTTGAAACAATATGTATATATATACGATTATTCATTGTATCAAAAAGAGATGAGCTCATAATTATTTTTATAAATTCAAATAATTTTTTAATTGTAATACTTGAAACTGTTGAATAAAATAAAATACGACCATTTAAAATCTTAATACTATCAAGATTTAATTCATTATAATATTTAGAGTTTAATAGACCCATATTATCTTTATCATTAAGAACAACCAGTGGAACTAGTGGTTCTAACTTTCTTTTACTCATTAATATTTATATTGATTTCTTTTTAAAATAAAATAATTCAATTTTTTTGTTAGGTATAAAAAAAATTGATTATTAAAATAAATTAAATAATATAATCATCTAACAATTATTTATTAAACGAATGCTTTCACTCTACATTCCCGTTGTTCAAGATCACATCACCGAGGCCTACATCAAGCGTCAGTTCTCTGACCACGATATTGGTAAGGTTATGCGAGTAGACTTTGTTAAGAATCTTCTTAAGAACCGACGTGAGGCTTTTGTCCACTTTGATGAATGGTTTGACAATGAGACATCACGCGCACTACAGGAGGACATCAAGAACCCAAATACCAAGACACGATTTGTTTATCATAATACTAAGTTCTTCCCTCTTCTTGTAAACAAGAATGCACACCGACGTGTTAACAATCCTGCATACGAAGTCATCAAGACGGAAGATGTGAAGTCGGCAGCTAAGGTTCTTGTCTCTATACCCATGGATACATCTGCAAGTGATGAAGATGATTCTAAGCGTCGGCGTATGACTTATGCGCTAGTAACAGATAAGTAGATAAGTATGGTATAGTATAGTTTGTATAAAAAATCAAAAAGATATGAAAAAATTTTTTTTATATTATTTATAAATATAAATATGCATTCAAAAGACGATATAATTAGTAATCGTGAAAAAAAAAAAGATTCTAAAAAAAAAAACAAAGACAACGGAAAATATAATCAAAAACATATACGAATACAATCAGAATTAAAAAAAAATACACAACATAATGAAGAAAATAAAAATAATAATTATAATAATTATAATAAATAAAATTGATGATAATTATTTACAATTTTTTATTGTAACAATCTAAGAAATATGAGAGCAGAAATTCTACCAGTAGCTTTATATAGAGGTATACTTTATCATCATAGTAAGTTCTTCCCTCTTCTTGTAAACAAGAATGTACACCGATGTGTGAAAAATTCTGCATATGAAGTTATCAAGACGGAAGATATTAAGTCAGCAGCTAAGGTTCTTGTTTCTAATACACATGGATATATCTGCAAGTATTATTATTATTTTTATTATGATAAAGATAATAATAAGCGTCTGCGTATGACTCATGCATTAGTAACAGAAGATAACTAAGCAATATTTACTATTAAATTAAAAAAAATATGGAACTCTATAAAAAAAATAAATTTTATTTATATTATACATACCCTATAAAATATGTAAAATTTACAAAACAAAATAAAGATAATAAAGATAATAAATATAATAATAATAAATAAAATTGATAAAAATAATAAAAAATTTTTTATAGCAACAATCTAAGAAATATGGGCGCAGGAATTCTACCAGTATCTTTATATAGAGGAACACTATTTCTACTATTAGGACAAGAGCGTAATAATAATTTATGGTCTGATTTTGGTGGTAGTTCACATAAAGGTGAAAAACCATTTAGAACAGCAATTAGAGAAGGAACAGAAGAACTAAATGGATTTTTTGGAACAGAAGAAGAAATGGAAGAAGAAATTAATAATAATATGGTTTTATCAATTTGTTATGATAAATACACAACTTATGTTTATAGTTGTAAATACAATAAAGAGTTACCCAAATATTTTAATAATAATAGTAAATTTATTCAAAAAAATGCAGTATCTATTATTGATAACAAATATAATGGACTTTATGAAAAAAAAACCATTGGATGGTTTCCTATAAATAAATTTAGATTAGATAATAATATATCTATGCTAAGAACTCATTATAAAGAACATATTAAATCAATTGTAAAAAATGAAAAATTTATTATTAAACAAATTGAAGAACTTGAAAATAATTAAATTATTTATAGTCGGAAGATTTCTTTGCATGGTTTTTCGATGTTTTTAATATTACACTTTTTAGTTTTTTTTAA